ATTGGTTTAGCGGAACTAGATCAGGAGTTGAAAATAGATTTAACACTAACTACAATAACTTTAGGATGCGTAGATTGTATGCGAGAGCAGAACAACCTGTGCAAAAGTATAAAGATGAATTAGCTATTAATGGTGACTTAAGCTATTTAAACTTAGACTGGAAGCCTGTTCCTATAATACCTAAGTTTGTTGATATTGTTGTTAATGGTATGGACGATAAGCTTTATGATATTAGAGCTTTTGCTCAAGATCCAGAGTCAAGACGTATTAGATCTAAGTATGCAGAAGATGTATTACGTGATATGCAAGCAAAAGAGTTTTTACAAAACTTACAAGGCGCTATAGGTTTAAATTTATTTAATACTGAAAAACCTGAAGAGCTACCAGAAAATAAAGATGAACTTGATCTTCATATGCAGTTAAGTTATAAACAAGCTAGTGAAATAGCTTGTGAAGAAGCTATTAATACGTTGCTTGATGAAAACCACTATACAGAGGTTAGAAAAAGAGTTGATTATGATATTGCAACTTTAGGTATAGGAATATGTAAACACAATTTTCTATTAGGTCAAGGAGTAACAGTTGAATATGTTGATCCAGTAAATGTAGTATATAGCTACACAGAAGATCCTTATTTTAAAGATTGTTTTTACTGGGGTGAAATAAAAACTGTACCAATGACTGAGCTTATAAAAATAGATCCATCATTAACAAATGAGGATTTAGCTGAAATTTCTAAGTATAGTCAATCCTGGTATAATTATTACAATACTGCACAAATTTACGAAAACAGTATGTTTTATAGGGATACAGCAACCTTGTTGTATTTTAATTATAAAACTACAAATTCATTTGTGTACAAGAAAAAAAGATTAGCCGATGGTACTTTTAAAACAGTAGCAAAAGATTCTGCTTTCGATCCACCACAAGAAATGCAAGAAGAAGGTAACTTTGAAAGAGTAGAGAAAAAAATAGATGTGTGGTACGAAGGTGTAATGGTATTGGGAACAAACATTATACTACAGTGGAACTTAATGGAAAATATGGTTAGACCAAAGTCGGCTAATCAATTTGCTTTTCCTAACTATGTAGCATGTGCACCAAGAAGTTATAAAGGTATAATGGAATCTTTATGTAAAAGAATGATTCCTTTTGCAGACTTAATACAAGTAACACATTTAAAAATACAACAAGTAGTTTCAAGGGTTGTTCCTGATGGTGTGTTTATAGATGCAGATGGATTAAATGAAGTTGATTTAGGAACTGGTAATGCATACAACCCTGAAGATGCATTGCGTCTATATTTCCAAACTGGTAGTGTTGTTGGTAGAAGTTATACTGGGGATGGAGAGTTTAATAATGCAAGAGTACCAATTCAACAATTAACAACTAATAGTGGAGCTAATAAACTTCAAATGTTAATTGGTAACTACAATCATTATTTAGATATGATACGTACAGTTACTGGATTAAATGAAGCAAGAGATGGTTCTACCCCAGATCCTAATTCTTTAGTTGGTGTTCAAAAACTTGCTGCATTAAATTCTAACGTAGCTACAAGACATATATTAGATGGAAGTTTATTTATCACAAGAACACTTGCTGAATGTTTAGCTATACGTACAGCTGATGTTTTAAAATATGCAGATTTTGCTGATGAATTTGCTATGCAGATAGGTAAATTTAACACCGCTATTTTAGAAGATATAAAAGAACTATACATTTATGATTTTGGTGTATTTATTGAACTTGCTCCAGATGAAGAGCAAAAAGCTATGTTAGAACAAAACATACAAATGGCTCTATCTAAACAAGACATAAACTTAGAAGATGCTATTGATATTAGAGAAATACATAATATTAAAATGGCAAATCAACTTCTTAAACTAAAAAGAAAAAAGAAACAAGAAGCAGAGCAACAACAACAAATGCAAATGCAACAAATGCAGGCTCAACAACAAATGGAGATTACTCAAATGAAAGCTCAAGCAGAGCAACAGAGGGTGGCTATGGAAACCGAAAGCAAAATGCAGTTGGAACAAGCAAAAGCACAGTATGAAGTTCAAAAGTTAACTGCAGAAAAAGAACTTAAATTAGCACTGATGGCTGAAGAGTTTGCGTACAACATGCAACTAAAAGGTTTAGAGCAATCTCAAATAGATGCACGAGAAAAAGAAAAAGAGGATGGTAAGTCTAAAAGAATTAGCCAACAGTCAACACAAACCTCAAAAATGATTGAACAAAAGAAAAGGGATTTACCTGCTATTGATTTTGAATCAAACGAAGATAGTTTAGATGGCTTCGATTTGGCAGAATTTGATCCAAGATAATGTTTGAAAATTTTTCCATAAATAAACACAAGTATTTAAAATTTCCTAAAAGTGGTTCTATGAAACAACTTCAAGAAATTATTAGTCTTAATGATATACCATTAAATGAAGGGTATGCATTAAAGCATGATAACTTACACGAAGTTTTTGAAAATATATTTTATAGAAGAAGGTTAGAATATCCATATGGTTTGGTAGAAAAATTAATTGGCAAATCAAAACCAATAATTTTAAATCTTAAAAACTATCACGACAGGGAAAGACCTAATATTGGTGCAAAGAGGTGGGGAATAAAGCTCGAATATTTTCATATGGATAGTGCTCAAACTCCAGCTTTTCCTTCAGGGCATAGTGCACAAGCAAAATTAGTGGCTAATGTCTTGTCAGATATGTATCCTATACATACTGCAGAATTTCAACAAGCAGCAGAAAATATATCAAATAGCAGATTAGTAAGTCGAGTACACTACAAATCTGATACTGAGGCAGGTAAAAAATTAGGTGATGATTTGTATAATCACTATAAAAAAAGTGCCTAAAAATTAAATAAATAAATGTATAACTTTGTAAAAACTAAAATTTAAATCTAATGGAAATAAAAGTAAGAGCTGTAGAAGGCAGCGATAACAAATCAAAAGCTGAGATAGAAGAGCAACTTCTAAAGAAGCACGAAGAAGAAACCAACCCTCAAGAGGTTGAGAAAACAGAAGTGGTAGAACAAGCTGTTATAACAGAAGAAACCACTGAAACAGAGCAGAATGAGGTAAAGCCTCAAAACGAAACAACTCCCTCATCAGAGTTAAATGATGAAGATGTTCTTTCTTATTTGAAGAATAGATATAACAAAGATATTGATTCGGTTGATGATCTTTTCGCAGAAAAAGAAGCAAATGATCCATTACCTGAAGATGTATCTGCGTATTTAAAGTACAAGCAAGAAACTGGACGTGGCATAAATGATTTCTATAATTTACAAAGAGATTATGATGCTATGGAAGATGACGCTGTACTTGCTGACTATATTGCTACCCAAGAAGAAGGGTTAGATGCAATAGATATTCAAGATATCATGGAGGATAAATTTAGCTTCGATGAGGAGCTTGATGATCCAAAAGATATCAAGAAAAAAAAGTTAGCAAAAAAACGAGAACTTGCGAAAGCAAAAAAGTTTTTTAACGAACAAAAAGATAAATATAAAATCCCTCTTGAGTCAAGTGGGGGTGGATTATCTGAAGATCAAGAAAAACAACTTAATGCTTACCGAAAGGCTCTTGAAGAATCTAAAACTGTAGAAGAGGCAAATAAGAAAAAGTATGACTATTTCCACGAAAAAACTAAAGAGGTTTTTTCCGATGAGTTCAAAGGTTTTGAGTTCAATGTAGGAGAGAAGGACATTACTTTTAAGCCAGGATCTAAAGAAGAACTTTATAATGTTCAAAAAGATTTTACAAACTTTAGAAAAAAGTTTGTCAATGAAGATGGACTAATAAAGGATGCTAATGCTTATCACAAAGCAATGGCAGTAGCTTTAAATCCTGATCGATTTGCAAGACACTTTTACGAATTAGGAGTTTCTCAAACCGTAGAAAATGTTTCTAAAAAATCTAAAAACATTAATATGGATATAAGAAAAGCTCCAAGATTGGTAACAAAAGATGGTCTTAAAATAAGATCAGTACAAAGTGACAACTCAAGCAGTGGTAGAGGACTCAAAATTAGAAGTATTAAAAAAATGTAAAACAATTTAAAAATTTGAATTATGAGTGTAAATGTAACTCCTGGTTTTGATTTGCAACCAAGTAGCCAACAAGTACCGTTGTCTACAAATTATATTACAGACTTTAATTTCTTGAATCAGTATCTACCTGATACTTATGAAAAAGAGTTTGAAAGATATGGCAATCGATCTGTTGCTTCTTTCCTTAGAATGGTAGGAGCAGAAATGCCTTCTAACTCTGACCTTATCAAATGGGCAGAGCAAGGAAGACTACATGTTAAGTACCAATCTTGTACCTCAGCTCAAGGAGTTGGTGCAGATGAGGGTACATGGACAATTCCTAACAACCTTACTAACTTTAACCCTGCATTAGCTGGTACTCCAAATACTGCAGCGTTAAGACAAGGTCAAACAGTTGTTATTTCCGACAGAACTCCTGGTTCTAACCTTACAAACAAAGGTATCATTAAAACAGCTCCAACTGCAGTAAACCCAAATCAAGTGGTTATTGCATACTATGAAGGTGCTGGACAAGCCATGGGTAATGGTGTTGCTTGTGATATTTTCGTATATGGTTCAGAATTTAACAAGGGAACTCAAGGAATGGTAGGCTCTTTAGAAGCTGATGACTTCATCTTTGACAACAAGCCAATTATTATCAAGGACAAATACCAAGTATCTGGTTCTGATATGGCTCAAATTGGATGGATTGAAGTTACAACTGAAAATGGAGCAAGTGGATACTTATGGTATCTTAAGTCTGAGCATGAAACAAGATTAAGATTTGAAGACTATTTAGAAACTGCAATGATTGAAGCAGTTCCAGCAGAAGCACAATCGGGTGCTGCAGGATTCCTACAAGGTGTGGCGGCTGCTGCGTCTGTAGCAAACCTAAATGGTTCTGATGGTATTTTCTATTCAGTTTCTCAGAGAGGTAATGTTTGGGGTGGAGGAAATCCTTCAACTCTTGCAGACTTTGATTCAGTAATTTCAAGATTAGATAAGCAAGGTGCTATTGAAGAAAATGTAATTTTCTTAAACAGAAACTTCTCATTTGATATAGATGATATGTTAGCTGCTCAAAACTCTTATGGAGCTGGTGGTACATCATATGGTTTATTTGACAATGATGAAGAAATGGCACTTAACCTTGGATTCACTGGATTCAGAAGAGGTTATGACTTCTACAAGTCTGACTGGAAATACTTAAATGATCCTACTATGAGAGGTGGTATCGTTGGTGGTAAAATTAATGGACTATTAGTTCCTGCAGGTTCTACTACAGTGTACGATCAAATCTTAGGTAAAAATGCTAAGAGACCATTCTTACATGTAAGATATAGAGCTTCTGAAA